TGCCTGTGGGCAATATCTGCTTCTTCTAGCTTGATCTTCGTGATAACACCTTTTATTTTGTCATCAATCCTGACCATGTCAAGAGTATATCTACCATTAGATAGATGCTCCTGTTCCCACTTCAACTCCAAGGACCTTTTTTGTTTGTATAGGTCTTGTATCATACATAACCTCCTCATAGGTTATTCTATATTTGTCAGAGGCAAATACTTTTTCTCCGACATATTCCCAGTTTATATCATTTACTCCTAGTTTGTCAACTATAGCTTGTTCAAGGGAAATAGGGTCATCGTTAGATGAAACTTCAAATTTTGTGTAATAATCGTATGCGTTTATGGTAATTATAAATTTTTTCATGGTTTTTTCTATTACTTTCTAATTGTGGCGGAACAATGTCCCGCCACAAAAATTATATATTAAGCACCTGGTGATGCAAAAATACCTCTAAAGTCAGATACTCCAAATGAATATCTTTCTCTAGCTTTGTATCTTACGTTACCAGTATCGAAATCACCTTCCATCGCTGTTTTGATAGGAGATCTTTCGAAATACTTCATGCCATTCGGCACATCAGTGATAATGTAGAACGCATCTGTATCAGTTAAGAAATTGTTAATTCTGTAACCTTGTGGGATCATACCCATAGACGCAAGTGCATTTACATCATTGTCTGCTGTTCCAGTTCTACCCTGAGATTTCATCAATCTTTCAGCTGTGAACTGTAACTCACTAGGAATAATCATTTTTATTCCTCTAGCAGCAACTTTAAGTCCTCTCTCATCAGTGAATGCATTAATGTCAATTAATGATTGCTCTAATGAAGTCTCGTTTAAGTCAGCTGCTGTTGTTAAAGTGTTTTTAACAGTCCCAGATATTGTTGGGTGAGCTGTGTTAAATAGCGTTACACCATCACCTGATTTGAACGTACCACCTGGTAGTCCATTATTTAGGATGCCCGCTGCTTTAACTTGTTTAGTATTCGCCATAGATCTAGCTAATGCTTTTGTATATCTACTAGCAAGTCTGTCATACAAGTTATCCTCAATTGCTTCTTCAGTTATAGAGAAGGCAAGAGCTACAGTCTCGTGACTATATCTTGCAGTGTAAGTTTCTTGAGCATTGTCAAAAACAACTCCACTTCCTTCTGGTTTAACTTGAGCTTTTGCGAAACCTGATAACATAACTTCTTCTTCAAACGCTCTGTCTGAAGATTCAGTAGTGTATATCTCAGCATGCTGATTCTCATAACGCTTATACTCCAGGCCGAATAAGGCATTCAAACCTGGTTCTAGTTCTTTAACTAGTTGTCCTCTTGATATAGCCATATTATACTCCTGTTGTACCTTTTAATTGGTGCTCGTTAATCATAACGACCAAGTTAACATTTGCAGAACCTGCAGTATTGTTTTCTGGGTCTTTCGAGATACCAAGTACCCTCAATTGTGCAGTACCAGTTTTAAGATCTGAATGATCCAACTCTACTTTTGAAATAAAGTTTGGAGCAGATCCTGATCCGTACACAATATCGGCGTTTAGACCTACGTCTGCTGCTGCAGTCGCATCGTCTGATTGAACTTCGAACCTTTCATAAGGATCATCTGCTACAAAACCGACAATGTCAGTTGCTGTATTAGATGCCTTTAAATGGTTCGCAAATGTTGGTTTGCTTGTTGAAGCATCAGTAAAAAAGACACCATTAAGGGGTCCTAATAGAGCATCACTTGCTGCCGCTACACCAATAGTACCAGTAGATAAAATTTCTACTGGGTCGTTTTGGAATATCGCTGAAGCATTTGCCGCGATGCTGTATTCGGATAAACCTTGGTTGTCTCTATTCTGACCAACTTTTCCGATCGATCTTAGACCGAACGCGCTATCTTTATTAGCCATAGTTGTTGTCCTCCTTTAGACATTTTTAGTTTATCCTTTGATGGTTAAGAATTCTGTTAGGATTTCTTTGAGCCACCGAAGGTTACACGTGACTGTCTATCAATATTGATAGGCATGTCGGGGTGCTGTTCCTTCATGAGATCAGAATCAACCGCTTTAACTTTGTCTTCATGCATTTTTGCATAATACTCAGAACGCGATTTTGCGATCTCAACCGGTACCCTTGCCAGCACAAGGCCACCAACTCCGATCACTCCCTTGTATTTACCATCTTCAACAACTGGGTAGTCTGAGTCAGGATATTCATCTGATCTTACTAATTCATATCCAGATCTTAATCGACCTTGAATATTTTTAGTATCATTGAATCCTAATGATTCAGCCCGTAGCCATCTGTGTTGAAATCCTGTTGGCGCAGGGGGTGCATCTAAAGATGACGGTGGAGTCCAGACTTTAGGTTTTGATTCCTTTTCTCTAGTCTGACTCGCACGAGAAGTTCTTTTATCGTTTTCCATATGCTATACCTCCTTCGTGATTTTTAATTGTTTCGCATATTCTTCAAGTGGCACTCCTAATTTTTTAGCGATTGCTACCTGTGATGAAGTGAGTCTCACAGTGTTTTTGCGACCAGTATTTGTGCTTCGCTTCGCTGAAGCTACTTGTTGCACCGGTTTGGCCGTATTTTCTCCCGTATCAGTATTATTACCGAATTTTTGTGGGAATTCAAGTCTTATTCTTTTATCTATTTCAGAATAATACTCATCACTCTGTGGATCATAACCTTCGTCCTCTGTAAGTTTCTTATGTAGATCAAAAGCAGTATAAGTCATGGCTGTATCTTGTCCAAACCATGTATTTTTAGCTGCCCATTGCTCAGCTTTGGGATCAGGTGATCCTTGAGAAGCTGTCTGTCTATTAAGATTTACTTCGGGTTTTGGTTGTGCTTCTTTTTGTTTTTTGAACTCTTCTTGAGCGACTTTCGTCTCAGCAAGTTTAGCTTTTTTATAACCAAGTTCAGATATAGCAGTTAAAGCTTCTGCTTCAGCCGTTAAGTCTTGTGCTTCTCTAGCTGCTGCAAGTTTAGCTTGTGCTGCTTGTACTCCTGATACAATACTCTCTTCTGTAGATTGTAAGTATCCTGGTTCAAGTTTAGAGATTTTAGCTTCGGCTTCTTCTCTTAGCTTAATTTGCGCTTTTGCAAAATCAGCAGCCTCTTCTTTTTGTCTCTCAGCTTCTCTCCATTTCTTGGTTAATTTAGCTATTCTTCTTTGTACTCCTTCAGAGTATTCTTTTAATTCGTCTTTCTTTTCTTCTGTCGATTCTTTCTCTTCAAGTTTTGTTTCTCTTTCATTTTCAAAAGTCTTATCTTCCGCAACGGGCTCCACTGGTTCAGGACTGCTCGTCTCAGTTGATTCAACTGGTGTTGTGTCAGTAGACTCCTCTTGGTTTATTAATACCTCAGTATCAGGACCAGACGTGTCTATGTCAACAGTTTTTTCTTCTTGCATAGTGTTCTCCTTCCTATGTTAATATTGATGAAGTATATCTTCAGGGTTATCGATTGTAGCTAATACTTCATCATCATTTAGCAATCTAACTTCACCCCCGTCAATTTGTATTCGTGATCCTGCATAACGTGCAAAGATCACCCAATCACCCTTCTTGCACCAAGGACCTTCTGGAAATTTTTCTTTATCATAACAGTGTGGACCCATAGCAAGTACAAGACCACAAGTAGAACCTACTTGTTGTCTCTCAAGTGTATCTTGTCCAAGAAATAATCCACCTTTAGTTTTTTCTGGCATTTTAAATGGCAGAACAACTAATCTCCATCCGGTTGGTTGTGGTAATTTATTTGATTCTTTTGTTTTTAAACGTTCATAACCATCAACTTCTTTTTGATGATCTTCTTCATATTTACTTAATAACGCCGGCTTAGTCTTTTGTTCTGATGTCGACGACGTTTTCTGATCTTTCAGTATCATTTTTTTGCTCCTTTGGTTGTAGCAGGTTAGAGATCTCCTGATCTATTTTTTGGTAGGCATGTGCCTGTCCCATCAAATACTTGTATTTTTCCATATTGTCAACCCCACCAGATATCATTACCTCTGCAATTGACGAATAGTTATCTTTTAAATGTTTTTTAATTTTACTTATTATTTGTAATTCTTCATCAAGAATCATTTTTTCTCCTTTTCTTTCTTAATATTTTTACTCTAGTACTCCAACACCATTCGCTCATTTTTATAATACGAGTCTCTACAAAAGATACTGCATTATCTAATCCTTCAAAAAATTTATAAATTAATTTATCTAGCATTTCTTATAGCCTCTTTTCCTTTTTTAAATATAGATGCAACTTTTGACTTGCCCATAACTTTAGCTCGTTGTTCACCAACAGTTAAAATCTGTATTTTTCTTGCAAAGGGTTTACTAATTCTTTTTACTTTTGCAACAGTTTTTCTTGCATCTGCAGGTGTTGCAAATTTTATGCTAACTGTATCT